AAAAAAAGTGGCAAAAATTCCGGTATAGATAAAATCAGCCGGGAAATAGACAGGATCAATGAGCAGCTTAATACTGCCAAAGAGAAAACTTTTGATATGCAGCGTGATTTTAATAACTTCACGATGGATATTAAAATTGGCGGGTTAAGTGAATTCGATCAGGTATATGCCAATATTGTAAAAGAAAGGGATCAGCGTATAGCTGCCGTTGATGAATGGAAAAATAAATTTGCTAATGCCGCAACTGAAGCTCAACAGTTATATGAACGTGCCATGAAAACCGGTGATGATACTGTTATCGCCAATGCGTTAGCAATGCTTGAACAAAGAAAGGCTGCGCAGGTTACTGCAGAGCAGGAAGCTGCAGCATCCCAAATTCAGATCAACAAAGACATGAATGAACAGCTGATGTCACAGGCTACGTTGCTGCAGGCTTTTAAGGCTGATTTGGATGAAATGCAAAAGCAGGGCGAACTGGAACGGTATATTGCTTATTTGGATGAAGAAAAGGCTGCCTTTTTACAAAATCAGGCTGAAAAGCAGGAATTGATGCAGCAGTATTATGACTGGCGGCTTGAAGCTGAACAGTCATATGCAAGTTTTGCACTGGAAGCAGCTAATACTTTAAAGGATGGGCTGGCACAAGGTTTTGCTAATGCTATTGTTGATGGGCAGAATTTTGGAAAAACTTTGCAGAATTTGGGCAAAGAAATTGTAAAAATGTTTCTTCAATGGCAGGTACAAAGAATGGCTGCCGCTGCTCTTAGCAAAATGATGATGGGACAGGAAACTGCTGCTGTAGCAGCACAGGCGGCTACAATGGCGACATCACTTGCGCCTGCGGCGTGGCTGAAACTGGTTGTTGAACCGGGCGCGTCTGGAATTGCTACGGGTCTTTTAACATCCGGGTTGAGTGCTGCCGCTGGTATTGGAACAGCAAGCAAAACTCTTACAAGTTTTGGCGGCGGAATTC